AGTGGATTTAAATTAAACCCTAAAAACCCACGTAAACATCGTATTATAGCGATTAGCCGTGACCTAAAACAAAAACTAAAATTTGGTCAACACGTACGTATTGAGGGAACAGGTGAATACGATGGAATATATGTCGTTCATGATGTTATGAATAAGCGATTTAAGCGTAGAATCGATATATTATTAAATCCATCGGATAAACCTACAATGTTTAAAAATATTAAATTATATCGTGTATGAATAAAGTAGTCGATATGTTTCTTACTAAAGAAGCATTTGAGCAATACGCTAAACGTTTACGTGAGGAACAAGCACGTGAGCATGGAATGACACTGGAACAATGGGATGAATCTGTACGTACTGGAGCGACAGTTAGCCCTAATACCCAGCCATCTTCCTCACCCACATCATCACTCAATAATCAATAATATATGAAACGCGTCACATTAGAGGAATCCCAGTATTATATTAAATTAAAACCACATCAACTTCGCAAAGCAGATGCGTTTACTTTGATTCCAGAGGAAGACGGATGGGATACCGTAGTTTATTTAGCCAACGCTGTTTTGGACCCTTCAGGCGCTGTTCGCGCGCCTGAGTACGTGTATGTGCTCGTTAACAAGTCTGTACCTAATATGGTTAAGATTGGTATGACTACTAATACACCCGATGAACGTGCTCGTCAAATCTCTGCGGCGACAGGCGTTCCTACGCCGTGGATTCCTGTTTACTCGTTTCAATGCTATCGCTCCGATCTATTAGAGGAAGAGATTCATCAATATTTTTCTGCGCATCGCGTCAATAAACATAGAGAAATGTTTGCTATTGATTCGTATACTGCACAAAAGGTGATTGAGGATTTGGGATATAAGTATTCTAGTGCGATGTGGGACCATAGCGGCAAGTAATTGTAGATAGCCCTCACATATTTATTTATGTGGAGGGCAAAACCCTGCTCGTATATTCACGGTGTAAGAAATGATTAAATAAACATTTAAAACCGAAAATTATGAAAAGTTTGAAATTTAAACGTAATCTGTTGATTATTGGAACGTATGTTGTTACCTCTATTTGTCAAATTGCTGTTATTCTTTATACCCATAGTTTCGATTTGTTTACTTTTATTGGATTGGCTGCTTTGAATGCTGCTATTGTTGAAAATATTAAAAGTGATTTTGAGGGTCGTATATATGTAGAAGAGAATTGGATGAATAAGTAGTAGGAAGTTTTAACATGTTTTTATATTTTGCATATATTTATTAATAGTCATGAGTGATTACAAAATAAAACTTGAAGATAAAGCTGCTTTTATAAATCGCTTAGATAAAGCGGGAGTAGAAGTAGATAGTTATAATATAGTAGATGATAAACTTAAAGGATATTTTGAATTTAATACTGATGACCCAATAACAGATAATATTGTAAAAACAATCTTAAAACAAAGTCCAAAAATAAACAAAATTAAAGAAATGGAAAAGAAAAAAATCACAAAAAATCAATTAGCTGAAATCATCCGTGAAGAGATGGCTAAAATGAAAAAAGAAAAACCAGTAAAAGAAATCCTTCAGGGACAAGAAGCAGTTATTGATTTTGGTCAATGGGCACTTGAAAATTACCCAGGTATTGCTAAATCATTAGGTGCAGATGCTTATCAAATTGGGGGGAATCTTATTGGTATTGCTACTGTAGGTGGTCTTGCTCTTACAGGTGCTATTGGTGCTCTTGTTTCTAAAGTAAAGAGTGCTATGAAAAAAGCAAAAGGTGGTGCTACAGCTATGAGTGAAGCAGATAGTGAAGAAGCAGAATTAATCAATATCTTCAAAGGAATGTAATTTCCATTTTCACATGAATAATATAGGGGTAACTTGAAAAAGTTACCCTTTTTCTTTGGAAGTATAAAAAATTTTCCGTAGCTTCAAAATATCATTGAATTGAATGTTTGAAAGGAAATAAGGAAATGGGTAGATGGGAGAAGGGAATGAGGGAACGGGAAGGAACGTATATTTATATATAAACATATATTATGAGATATAAAAACAACGTATTAGAAAAATTAGGACAAATAGATACTATCGCTAATCGTATTAATGTTCAAATAAACAGAGGTGGAACTCAAGATCAAGTTCTTGAATCTATCGAAATGTTAAAAGAAGCAATTGAACGTACTAGGGAAATGGTTTCTATTGAGGCAGATGATTTTGATCAACAATTTAGACCACAATAATAATTTATGAATGTAGTTATGTGGGTGATTATAGTTCACCTAATCGAAGTAATCGGTATTGCCGGATATTTATTAATTAAAAAAAATAATAAATTAGAACGAGTAGTAGCCGAACAACAAAATTATATTGATGCTGTTAGTATTATAATTCAAGACTCCGAAAATACAATTAAGGAATTAGATGCTCGTGGAGCATTTGAGGCAGATGATGAAGTTGGTACTTTCTTTAGAAATTTAAAAGAAATACAAGAAGTACTAAATAGCTTTAATACTCGCAAAAACTAGTTTGGCTCCGATATTTTTTGTTCATATATTAGATATTAAAACATAAAATATCATGACAACATACTACGAAGAAGATAATCTAGACATATTTCTAGAACCACAAGCAATTGCTTTAAATAAACGAGGTCAACCTCGCAAGCGCAAACCTAAAGAACCTCGTATTTATTTTACTGAAGATACCGAAAATGCTATTGTTGAATACTTAGCATCTACTGATCAGAATTTTCGTAATAGACTTTATAGTGATCGTATTGAATATGCTTTCTATAAATTATCAGAAAATATCATTCATACGTTTAAATTTTATTACACTGATACTGATACGATTGAGGAATTAAAACATGAAGTTGTTACTTTTCTACTTGAAAAACTTCACTTATATGATCAATCTAAGGGTAAAGCATATTCTTATTTTGGTACTATTGCTAAACGTTATTTAATTGTTTATAATAATAATAATTATAAGAAACTCCAAGAACATGCTGATATAGATGAATTAGATGAAGATAAAGGATTTTTATCTGAAACAAATAAGGAAACTGAGGATCAAGAAGATCCAAATACATTTATTGATCAATATATCAGATATATAGACAAATATCTTCATCAATTATTTCCTAAAACTCAGGATGCTAAAACAGCAGATGCTATTCTTGAATTATTTCGTAAACGTGAAACGCTAGAAATATTTAATAAGAAAGCATTATATATATACATTCGCGAAATAACCGACACATCTACTCCCCACATCACTAAAGTAACTAAAAAACTAGATACATTACGTACTAGGTTATTTAATGAATATTATAAGCACGGGTATATAAAAATCTAAGTATATTATATTTATTGATAAACGCAAGCTATGGCTAATTTTGATGACGTTACCTTATTCGGTAACACGTCATTATCCGATATATTCAAACAAATACACCGTAATAATAAGGATACTGACAAACAAATTAATGAATTAATTGATGCTCTTAAACCATTAGCGTCATCTAATGCTGGATCTGCAGTAATGCTTATGCCTACTGTTAAAGATTTAATTGATGTTAATGTAAAAAATAACGAACAATTAATTAAAATGGCAGGTATTGCACAACGAGCATCAACATCCAGCGCATCTAATAATGCAGAAGCATTTTTTGATCCATCAGAAATACAACAATTATTAGAAGAACAACGTGCTGTGCAAATTGAAGGTCAAAAACTATTAGATACAACAGATACTATTCAAAAGCAAATAGGAGAATAAATGGCAGTTCAAAAAACAGGTAATGCACCTCTATCTACAGGTATATCTAGAGCATCTATAACATCTGCTCTTAATAATCTTAATAATGGTCCTCAGATAGGTAAAGTATATGGTGTTGTTACTACTGAAAATACTCCAACAAAAGAAGCATTTGAAGCAGCAGGTGGGTGGGATGGTATAGGAACTATATTTTATTTAGCTTATAATCAATTAACTAAAAATAAAAATAGTGTAAATAATATTGTAAAAGAATGTAGTATAGCAAAACCATTCCATGCTAGTCATCAAAATTATCCTTTAATAGGAGAATTAGTACATATAATAGATGCTCCTTCCCCAAACTCCCAATTAACACCTACTGGAGGGCAAAAATATTATATGGGAACTGTTAATTTATGGAATAATCCTCAACAAAATTCTCCATCAGGAGAAAGTTTAGGAAAAACCTTTATTGAAAAATCAGACTTAAGAAATTTAATTAGTTTTGAAGGAGATAGAATTTATTCAGGTAGAAAAGGAAATGGAATACGTTTTGGCAGTACCGTAAAGTCAAAATCAAAGATTAATGAATGGAGTAGTATTGGAAATGATGGAGATCCTATTACAATATTAGTTAATGGGTATGTCACCACAGATACAGGATCATTAACGCCAAATATTGAAGAAATAAATAAAGAAAAATCATCTATTTATTTAACTACATCTCAAGTTTTACCTTTAAAACCAGGATCTAGTATAATTAATCCTAGGGTTAATACAATAAAACCAAGCGATTATGGTTTTTCTCAAATAATATTAAATAGTGATAGAATTACTCTCAATGCTAAAAAAGATGAAGTATTATTATTTGCTAAAGGTAATATTGAATTAAACACAGATAATATAATTAATATTAATGCTGGTAGAGTAGCTCACATAAATGCCCCAGCTATTTCCTTAGGTACAAATAAAGATGGAACATATCCAACAGAACCGGTATTATTAGGAGGAAAAACATATGAATTATTATTAGATTTATTTAGTGCTTTATCATTATTGGCAGGTTCATTATCAGAAGCCTCTGTTGCTACAAGAGAAGGAGCTATTTTAGTTACTAGTTGTAATACTGCTGGGGAACAATTATTAGTTGATGTTGAAAATTTAATGAATAAATTAGATACTATTACTTCACAAAAAGTATATACTATATAATGGCTAATAATATAATCCCAAATAACCCAAATCTTCCCTCATCATTACCCTCTCCAGGTAATATAGGATCTTTAACTAATACCAATACATTATCTAATTTAAATAATGCAAAACCTCCTTTATCATTTGGAGATCAAATTAAAGATCAAGGTAAACAACAAGTAATTAAGGCTAATACAAATGATCCTTTAGCTAATTTATATAAAGAAAAAGCAGCCTTAATTCAAGAAGGAATACAACTAGATATAAATCATCGATTAACTTTATTTAAACTTGATCAACAAAATAAATTATATCAAAAGTTATCTCAATCTAATACTAATGTAACATCAGATACATCAGCTGCTCCTTCACAACTAACAGCAGATGTTACTAGAGAGGATATTACTTATATTACAGATACTAGTTGGAAGGGACAAACACCTGATAAGGACCATGGTTTAAGACAATGTAAATCAAATTATAATGGATCATGTGATGTAATTTGGGATGGGTATATACATAATTATGTATCTCAATTTCTATGGGAACAAAAATTTAAAACATCTGTACCTAGTAATATAGATGGTAATGATAATACAGATCCTAACCCAAAAACTAATACTGCCTCTCCCTCAGTAGGTTTATCTGATGAAGAATATAATAATGCTGTTAATACAGAAAATGATAATTATAAAAAAGCTCAAGATAATTTAACTAAAAGAAAGGAAGCTAATCAAAAAGCTATTGATGATATAATAAAAGATCCTTTTAAAAAACAAAAAGATAAATTAAAAAAATTAAAAAAGAAAAAAGAAAAACGTAAGAAAAAAACTAGAGAAGAAAAAAGAAGAGCAAGAAAATCAAGATCACAACAAGTATTTAAAAATGCTAAAAAATCATTAGTTCCTATTTTAACATTAACTTTAACAAACCAAATAGCTAATATTATAGCTCAAAATGATAAAGTAGGAAAATTAGTAGATAGTACTAATACTTTAATTACAGAAGCTAATGAATCTGGTGATCCTAATAAATTACAAAGTGCAAAAGTAGCTAGAGATAATGCTATAAAAGTAATAAATGATAATGAAGCTAAAATAATAAAAATTAGAGATCAAATTAATAGAGTTAATACTATTATTAATATATTTAACGTAATTATAACAATAGTATCTGCAATTCCATTACCAACTGCTGTTCCTCCTGGTATCGGTATTCCTTTAAATTTAGTTATAAAATTTGTTAAAATATTAGATAAAGCAAATTCTATTCTTTTAGCATTAAGTGCATTATTACCTATAGTATCAGCTACTTTAGATAAAGCTATAGCTATATTAGAAGATTATAAATCACAATTATTAGATATAAATGGACAGTTAGATGATGCTGCTGCTGGATCAAATAATTATTCTCTTTTAAGTGGTCCTGGAGGATTAAATAATGGTTTAGGTGGGGTTGGTGGTTTTGGTACAATAAGTGAAACATATAAAGGATTTAGATTTGCTCTTAAAGAAGATAATAAATTTAAAGGAACATTTGTAGGACAATTTCAGCGTCATTATGCTGTAGCAATAGATGCTAGCAATGTAGAAGTATTAAAAAGTGATATATCATTTACATTAGATCCAGATGATTTAATATCTCAATTAAAATTATTAATAGATCAACAAGGATTAACAACGGGTAATGGACTTTCCTCTCCAAATGGAAATCCTAATTCTACAAATTCAACATCCTCTCCAAGTAATAATACTAATACAAATCAATCTTCAAATCCTAATTTAAACTCTCAACTCCCTAAATCAGGAATCCCAACTGCAGCATCCATATCTCAATTAAAATCAACAACAAGAAAACCACCACCACCAATAGTAGTAATAGGTCCAGCAGGAGGAACTGTTGGTAAAATACCATTAGGTGTATTAGATAAAGCAAAAATTGTTGCTGCAGCCGCGGCGTCTGGACCTAACCCCGCTCCAAAAATAGATGCGGCTTTTATATTTGCTGCTGATGTAAAATGGCATAAAGAAAACGAAAAATATAAAAATAGTATAAAAAGTAACTCAAATATAAATTATTAATATTTATTCATATGAACATTAAATTATTTAAAAAACTAATCAAAGAAGCAGTAACTGAGGCTATTTATGAAGAATTGCCTGAAATTATTAATGAGGCATTAGCTAAACAAAATAAGCAAGCATTACGTGAAAATAGAACAATGAATTTTACTAGCGCTGACGTAGCTCCATTATCCGGAGATGTACGTAGCTCACTAATGGCTAAAATGGGTGCTGAATTTGGTTTTCAACAACCACAACGTAACGATTTAAAAGTAATTGATACAGTTGATGAATCAACAGGTGAAAAAGTAAATCCATATTTAAATTTTATAGCTGATGCAGCAGCTAATATGTCACCAATGGATAGATCAGGATTAAGACAATTAGATTAATATGCCAATACCACAAACAGTAAAGATTGATCCATTAGATCTGCAGAAAAATATTGCAGTTGGGGTTTCTTTACCTTTTAATGGCCCAGCAGGCCCCTTTAACAAAACATATAGTACTCAAGAACAAGCTAAATTTGATTTAATTAATCTACTACTTACTAATAAAGGTGAAAGAATATTTAATCCTGATTTTGGAACTGATCTTAGACCAGTATTATTTGAACCTATAACAGAAGATATAGTACCTTTAATAAAAAACATAGTTACCACTAGTGTAGATACTTATGTTCCTGCTATAATAGTATCAGATGTAACAGTAAAAAAAGATGAAGATAATAATACTATATCAATAACAGTTACATATAGAATGAGAGTATCAGGACAATCAGATCAAATAACAGTACAATTTATATAAAAAATGACAGAAAATAGAGTATCATATTTAAATAAAACATTTAGTGATTTTAAAAGTAGTTTAATAAATTATACTAAAACTTACTTTCCAAATACATATAATGATTTTTCAGATGCTAATCCAGGGGCAATCTTTATTGATTTAGCTGCATATGTTGGTGATGTTTCTTCATTTTATATTGATACTCAAATTCAAGAAGGATTTTTATTATATGCTAAGGAAAGACCAAATTTATTTGCTCTTTCATATATGTTTGGGTATCGTCCTAAAGTATCATATGCTTCAACAGCTGTAATAGAAGTATATCAGTTAATCCCCTCAATTAATATTGGAGGACAAAACCAACCAGATTATACTTACGCTATTATAATACCTGAAAATACAGTAGTAACATCAGCTAGTACAGGTGTTAAATTTTTAACAATTCAAAAAGTTGACTTTAGTGATACTACTAATACAGAAATAACATTAGCTAATAGTAATTATTTTTTATTAAAAAAACTTGTTAAGGTAATATCTGCTGAAATTAAATCAACAACATTTACATTTACTAGTCCACAAAAATTCCAAGTACAAAATATTACTGATAATAATATATTAAACATATTAGATGTTACTGATGGAGATGATAATAAATGGTATGAAGTACCTTATTTAGCCCAAGCTAGCATATTGATGCCTATTACTAACCCAAATGCTTCTTCAGATGGTGTACCTTATTTAGTTGATTATCAAAGAGTACCTCGTCGCTTCGTATCTAGATTTATAACAGATAATACATTACAATTAGAATTTGGAGCAGGAATATCAAACGCATCTGATGATACTATATTACCAACACCAGATAATATTCAATTAGGTTTAGTACCTGGTATATCTACTTTATTAAATGATTATAATAAAGCAACACCTTTTATTACTCAAGAATATGGTTTAGCTCCAAGTATGACTACTTTAACAGTTAGATATCTTGTTGGAGGTGGTGTTCAATCTAATGTTCCTTCTAATGATATAGTTAATATTGATAAAACAAATATTAAAGTTGGTTTAGGTAATTTAGGTGGACCTTTAGCTCAACAAATTATAGATAGTGTAGTTTGTGCTAATCCATCTCCTGCTTCTGGAGGTAAAGGTGGGGATGAAATTGAAGAAATCCGTAATAATGCTTTATATGCATATCAATCTCAATTACGCGCTGTAACTAGAGAAGACTATATAGTTCGCGCCTTATCACTCCCAACAGATTATGGTTCAATAGCTAAAGTATACGTTACACAAGATGTAGCACGTGAAATGATAGCAACACCTACAGTAGCTCATTTAGAGGATCGTAATCCATTATCATTAGATATGTACATATTAGCTTATAATTCTGATAAAAAATTAACAACAGCCGCTACTACATTAAAGCAAAATCTAGCTACTTATATTAATCAATATAGAATGGTTACTGATGCTATCAATATTAAAGATGCATTTTATATTAATATTGGTATTAATTTTGATATAGTAGTTCAAAGTGGATATAATAACAATGATGTTGTAACTAATTGTATATCATCACTAAAAAATTTCTTTAATATAGATAATTGGACAATCAATCAACCAATTATATTATCTGATATAACTTCTACATTATTAAAAATATCAGGGGTTCAATCTGTTGTAAAATTAGAAATAATTAACAAATATGATAATACAGGAAATACATACTCTAAATATGGATATGATATTTCTGGAGCAACAAGACAGGGTAATATATACCCTTCAGTAGATCCAAGCGTATTTGAAGTAAGATATCCTGACACAGATATACAAGGTCGAGTTGTACCATTCACACTTTAATTAAAAAAAGTTATAATTTGTCATATTTATATGTAGTAATCATGTAATTATGGCAATCTATAAAATATTTCCCCAAAAAAGTACTACACTTTATTCATATTATCCAACATTAAATGCTGGGCTAGATGAAATATTAGAACTTAGTACTTATGAATCTATTGAAGGTACTAGTGAAGTATCACGCCCCATTATTCAATTTCAACAAGATGAAATAGATGATGTTATTGATAATAAAGTAAATGGAGCTAGCTATGATGCTTATTTAAAATTATCATTAGCTCATGCCTCTCAAATTCCTTTAGACTATACTGTTCACTGCCATACATTAGCAACAACTTGGGATATGGGTGTTGGTAGATTAGCTAACTCTCCTATAACAACGGATGGAGCAAGTTGGGGGTATAGAGATCAAGTAAGTGGAACAGTGTGGTTTACAGCAGGTAATTTTCCTAACCAAACAACAGGATCATACTCAGGAACTAATATAGGTGGTGGATTGTGGTATTATGATCCATATTATGAAGCTACTCAATCATTTAGTTATTCTAGTGATAAAGATATTGAATTAAAAGTAACCAATACTATAAGTGATTGGCACTCAGGTCAAATTCCTTCAAATACTGGTTTTATTTTAAAACATAGTAATTCAATAGAGTTTACATCTGCTTCTAAATTTGAATTAAAATATTTTTCTTCTACAACTCATACAATTTATCCTCCATGCTTAGAAATAAGATGGGATGATTTTTCATATAATAGTGGAATACAAGGAGTAGTAAATTCAGATTTATATGTTACTAGTATAGGTAATAATAAAAACTATTATCAACAAGACTCAGTACAACGTTTTAATATAAAAATTAGACCAAAATACCCACCAAGAACATTTTCTGCTTCGTCTTTTTCATTTAATGTATCTAATTATGTTTTTCCAACTTCGTCATATTGGTCATTAAAAGATTTGGATAGTGAAGAAATAGTCGTAGATTACGATACAACATACACTAAGATTAGTTGTGATGCAAGTGGAAGTTATTTTAATCTATATATGAATGGATTAGAACCAGAACGTTGGTATCAATTATTATTTAAAACAGTATTGAGTAATGGTGAAACGGTAGTATTTGATGAAAATTATTCATTTAAAGTTATAAGATAATATGTCTCAGATTCCTATAGAAAAACGAGTATTTGATAAAAATGCTTTTGGAAGAGTAATTAATACTCAATTTAGTCAATTATTAAATAATATATCTGAAGAAAATCCTGAATTTACAATAGAAGATTTTTTTGAATTATATGAAAATTTATTCTATCAAATACCGAAAGAAGGAGATACTAACTCACATAGATATATGTTAGAAAAATCAGCAGATTATTTAGGAGTAATAGTTAATCAAGATGATATTCAAGCACTATTAGAAGAAATAACTAACTTAAGACAACAAGTATTAGATACTCAAACAGCTCTAGCTGAAATAAGTAAAACAGTTAAACAATAATGGCGAATAATATAAAAATAGTAGGTAATATAAATAGTACCAACATTGTTTCTCGTTATGAGAGTAAAGATATAAATTTAATATCATCAACAAAAATCCAAGAAAATTTTGGTGGACAGAATGATTATATTGAGTTTTTTGTATATGATGTTGCTGAAAATTTATTAAATATAAATTATAATTATCTTAGCTATAAACTCCCAACATCACTTGGATTAACTCCAGGAACATCTACCCCTCCAAATACAACGGGTAATATTCAAACTACAAATGTAGGAATTGAATCAACACTAGCTCAACCTACAAGTTCTTTATATCCTATTATTGAGATAGATCCTATTAAAGATTTACAAGATTTAGGTTATTCATCAGGTGAATTTAATGTTAGATATAATATATTTCATAATAGATTATCTAATTTCCAAAACCAAGCTTTATTTGTTAAAGAAATATCTCAAGATCGAACAGAAATAAGATTATCTTCTACTACATTAACAAATGAAGAAATTGAATCTACTGTTTTATCTATTATAGATGAAATAAATAATTCAACTTATTATGTAGATTATTTATTGAATTTTGGAGATAATGAACAATATATTGCTGTTAATATTGCTTTAAATAAAGCTTCTGAAGGATATGAAGTATTATTTAAGTTATATCAACCTCTACCTTTAAATATCCAAGAAAAAGACACATTATGGGTAGTTAGTGAAAAAGCTAATCCTTATGTTTTTGATATAAATTTAGATAGATTAATAATTCAAGCTCCTGCTCAACAATTAAGAGGTCCTAATTTTGATATTGAAATTCCAAACCAAAGTACTATATCTACTCAGTATAATACTTATGATAATTTAGTAACCGGTTTACAAACACTACAACAAACTTCATATCATCAATTATTAAATTTATTAGCTACACAAAGTGCAAATATAAACGTTGATTATACTGATTATAATGATTTTATATTTTTTGGATCAGCATATCAACGTATATCTAATTTTTATACTAAAGCTAAACAAATTGAGGAATATAATAATTTTATAACAAAATATACTCCTTATGTATCTACAACATCTAGTTTAATAACAGAAATTAATGCTTATTCCTCTAGTATAAATAACATTGTGTCTCAATTTGATGGATATGAATCTTATTTATATTTTGAATCTAGTTCGTATGCTTGGCCTAAGACAAATTCAATAAAACCTTTTAGTTTATTATCAACAGGCTCAGCAGCTATATTAAGTTGGTATCCTGCTTTAACTAGTTCTGCTCAAGATTATGATGCAAACAATTATGATAATTTAGAGTATGCTGTACCTAATTTTATAAAGGATGATGATAATAATGCTCCTTTCTTATTATTTTTAAATATGATTGGTCATTATTTTGATAATATATGGGTTTATTTAAAATCGGCTCCT